CAAAGGCAAAGTAACTATAAAAATTGATGGTATTGCAGCTTCAGCAGCTTCAGTAATAGCCATGGCAGGAACTACAGTATTAATGTCACCTACTGCACTGATGATGGTACACAATCCCCTGACAATAGCTATTGGAGACAGTGAAGAAATGAAAAAAGCTATTGATATGTTGTCAGAGGTAAAGGAAAGCATCATCAATGCTTATGAAATAAAGACAGGACTATCAAGAACTAAGCTTTCACATCTTATGGATGCAGAAACTTGGCTAAATGCAAATAAAGCAATTGAACTTGGCTTTGCAGACGACATTTTGGAGGATGAGAAAAAGCGTGCTCAACAAGATGACTTTACCTATGCCTTTAGCCGCAGAGCTGTCACTAATTCATTACTGAATAAAGTGTGTCCTAAAACACATTCAAAAAAAAGTACAACCGCTGACTCACTGGAAAAGCGGTTAAACAACATCATTCATTAATAGGAGGAAAAATAATGAACAAGATTTTAGAACTGCGTGAGAAACGCGCAAAAGCATGGGACGCTGCTAAAGCGTTCTTAGATACAAAACGTGGAACAGACGGACTAATTTCTGCAGAAGACGAAGCAACATATGAAAAAATGGAAGCAGATGTAATTGCTCTTGGAAAGGAAATCGACCGCTTGGAAAAACAGGCCATCTTGGATGCTGAATTAAATGCTCCTATGGCTAATCCGCTAACTGGCAAACCAGCAAATCCTAAATTGGACAATAAAACTGGTAGAGCATCTGATGAATACAAAAAAGCATTCTGGAATGCCATGCGTACTCGTGCCGGCGAGGGTCTTGATCCAATCATAAGGAATGCTCTTCAAGTTGGAACAGACACTGAAGGAGGATACTTAGTACCTGATGAGTTTGAAAGAACTCTAATAGAAGCACTTGAAGAAGAAAATATCTTCCGTACACTTGCTAATGTCATCACAACCTCTTCCGGTGACCGCAAGATTCCTGTTGTGGCATCAAAAGGTACCGCATCATGGATTGATGAAGAAGGTGCAATCCCGGAAGCAGATGATAGCTTCGGTCAAGTGTCTATTGGTGCCTATAAGCTTGGGACTTTGATAAAGGTTTCTGAAGAATTATTAAACGATAGTGTATTTAATTTAGAAGCATATATCTCTAAAGAGTTTGCAAGACGAATCGGTAACAAGGAAGAAGAAGCTTTCTTCTCTGGTGATGGCTCAGGTAAACCAACAGGTATATTCGCAGCAACAGGAGGCGCACAACTTGGTGTAACAACAGCAAGTGCCACTGCTATCACTCTTGATGAAGTGCTTGATTTGTTTTATTCCTTAAAAGCACCTTATCGTAACAAGTCTGTATTTGTTATGAATGATTCAACAGTAAAGGCAATTCGTAAACTGAAAGACGGTCAAGGTCAGTATCTATGGCAGCCATCTATACAGGCTGGAACACCGGATACTATTCTTAATCGTCCCTTGTATACATCTTCCTATGTACCTGCTATTGCAGCTGCAGCAAAGACCATAGCATTTGGTGATTTCAGCTATTACTGGGTAGCTGACCGACAAGGACGCGTGTTTAAGAGATTAAATGAACTCTATGCTGTTACAGGTCAAGTAGGCTTTGTAGCTACTCAACGTGTAGATGGAAAACTGATTCTGCCTGAAGCTATCAAAGTACTTCAACAAAAGGCTTAACGGAGGTACTTTTATGAGTTATTCAACTAAAAACTATACTGAACAAGGTGGAGAAAAAACTGTCATAGGCGGTATTCTGGAAATTAAGAAAGGAGCCTCAGTAGTGGGGCTTCCTGCAGCTAAAAACCAAGCCGCAAGCACTGCAACTACTGTAGCAGGTTTAAAGGATAACTTTAATGAACTTCTTCTTAAACTTAAAGATTCTGGATACATGGTAACTGATGCCTGGAATGTGTCTGTTGCAAAAATACCAACACCCTCAGGTGAAGAACTTATTGCAAATCAAAGTAAAGTTACAGATATATCAATTAAAGACGACATTATTAGTGTGTCTGTAGATGTAGATGAACTTGTAGCTTTTCCAAGTTCCAACCCGGCGCAAGGAACACATAAGTGGATTGGAATGAATATTACTACAGGATTACCAGATATTACAGCAATCAAGTACAACGGTTATCAGCTTACAGCCGCTGATGCTACAGAAGCTGCCGCTGTTGGTGGTTCAGCCGGTGATATTGTAATGTGGCTTAAGTGTGATGAAATTGTGGATACACCGAAAATCTTCACTCTGTGGTCCTCTGGTTATGGAGAAAACACTTATATGGTTGTAATAGAAAACTAATAAAGGGCGGTGGTTATTATGACACTATTAGAAAAAGTCAAAGCAAATCTTATTCTTGAGCACAGTGCGGATGATGAACTTCTTCAGATGTACATTACCACCGCAGTAAAGTATGCAGAAAGCTACCAGCATCTTACTGAGGATTTCTACACTAATAACCAGATACCGCCAACTACAGAACAGGCTGTTATCATGCTCTCCTCCCACTTCTATGAATCAAGGGATGGAAGCACTGGAGGCTTTTTCTCTGATAATGTAGGAGCTTCGCAGCAGGTTTGGAATACAGTAAATCTACTACTTAGGCTTGACAGGGATTGGAAGGTGTAGTTTATGAGTTTTGGAAAAATGAACACTTTCATTGACATTATTGAGAAAACAACTGTAAAAGACAGTGATGGTTTTAAAACGGAAACGGACAACATTCTTGCTTCAGTAAGGGCATATCGTGAAGGTCGGCATGGCAGTGAGAAATGGGCAAATAGAGCGTCATTTTCAGAAGCTACCGACCTCTTTCGTTTCCGTTGTATTCCAAATGTTGCAGTAACAACTGCAATGGTTATTGTATGTAATGGTGGGCGATTTGAGATTACATCAGTAGAAAATGTAAAGGGTCGTAGGATGTATCTTGAGGTACTTGCTAAGGAGGTGAAGCCAAGTGGCTAAAGGAACTATAAAAATGCCTGAAGATTTCTTAATGAAAATATCTAAGCTTGGTGAAAAGACTGATGAAATAATATCGCGTGTTCTTGAAGCAGGCGGAGAGGTTGTGGAAGCAAAGGTAAAATCTAACCTTCAGGCGATTATTGGAAAAGATACAAAAGAAGAAAGCCGGTCTACAGGAGAGCTTATTAAAGCTTTAGGTGTCTCCCCTGCTAAACAAAATAATAACGGTGATTTTAATGTAAAGGTTGGATTCAATGAGCCTCGGTCGGATGGTAAGAGCAATGCTATGATTGCAAGTGTTCTTGAGTACGGTAAAAGTGGCCAGCCTCCTAAACCATTCTTAAAACCTGCTAAATCAGATTCTAGAAAAACGTGTATTGAAGCCATGAAGCAGAAATTGGAGAGCGAGGTGGAAAGTATATGAACCTATTGGAAGAACTTAATAACCTCCTCTACCCCATCCTCCCCATTGAGACTGGTGTATTTTCAGATGTTCCTCCTGACTTGTATCTTGTTATTACTCCCCTTACCGAACTTTTTGAAGTTCATGGGGATAATGAACCGGGATATGACATACAGGAAGCAAGGCTATCCTTATTTGCAAAAGGAAATTATATAAAGATAAAAAATGAAATCGTCAGCACTCTATTGGGTGCAGATTTTACTATAACTGACCGCCGGTATATCAGTCATGAGGATGATACCGGCTTTCATCATTACGCCATTGATGTGGCAAAATCATATGAATTTAAGTTAGAAACGGAGGAATAAGTTATGGCAACAATAGGATTAGATAATTTATATTATTCAAAAATAACAGAAGGTACAGATGGTTCTGAAACATATGCAGCACCGGTTAAGCTTGCAAAAGCAATAAAAGCTGACTTATCAATCGAACTTGCAGAAGCGATTCTTTATGCAGATGATGGCGCTGCTGTGGTTGTAAAGGAATTTAAAAACGGAACATTATCACTTGGTATTGATGATTTAGGTTCAGCAGCAGCAGGAGATTTGACTGGCGCTAAAATAGATGATAATAAAGTGCTTGTATCAACGAGTGAGGATGGTGGTACTCCTGTAGCCATAGGTTTTAGGGCAAAAAAAGCTAACGGAAAGTACAGATACTTCTGGCTATATAAAGTTAAGTTTGGAATTCCTGCAACAAACCTGCAAACAAAAGGTGACAGCATAACATTCCAGACACCTACAATAGAAGGAACTGTTATGAGAAGAAACAAAGCTGATGCTAATGGTAACCATCCATGGAAATCGGAAGTTAATGAGGATGATACGGGAGTTGCAGCTGCAACAATAACTGGTTGGTTTACTGAAGTTTATGAGCCGGAATTCACAGTAGTACCATAGGAGGCATATTGATGGATGATGAAAGAAGCAGCAAGATTAATATAGGAGGAGTTGAATACAAACTTATCTTGACTACAAAAGCAACTAAAGAGATCGCAAGAAGGTATGGTGGTCTTGAAAACCTTGGTGAAAAACTCATGAAATCAGAGAATTTTGAAATGGCTCTTGATGAGATTGTATGGCTTATCACCCTACTTGCAAATCAAAGTATATTAATCCATAACCTGCAAAACAAAAATGAAAAGAAAGAACTTCTTAATGAAGAGGATGTAGAAATCTTGACTTCCCCCCTTGAGCTCTCAAGCTACAAGGAAGCTATTATTGAGGCTATGTTTAAAGGCACAAAAAGGTTCATAGAATCAGAGGAAGTTGAAACAAAAAACGAATTAGTCGAGTAAGCGATGAAGAGTTGTTTGCTCGACTAATTTATTATGGTGTTACTCAACTTGGCAGGAATGAAGAAGATGTGTGTCTTATGGCAATAGGAGATCTGTTGGATCAATGGGAGATACACAAACAGTTTATTGGTATGGCTAAACCGAAGGTTGAGATGTTTATTGATGATATAATACCTTATGGAATCTAAAAATTGTTTTTTACCAATATTTAGATTATAATGTTTTATAATTGAATTTTTAGGGGGAGAAATATGGCTGAAAATGAAAAAGAAATAAAATATATAATGTCCGATTTGTTTGATAGAAACGACTATTTTGATATGATTACGTTGTCAGTTTTAACCGCAAAAGATGATTTGAATTATATAAATATTCTCCTTGATGAAAAAAAAGAAGATACTTTTTTAAGTGTGTTTATATTAAAACTATCTTTGGGTATTGCAAAAAATGCACATATGCTTGCATATCAAATATTTAAAAATGAATCTTATATAAACAAATTGAAATCAATGAACAATTGGAAAGAAATTGAGGGGAAATATAAAGAGTTAGTTGAATGTAATGGAGGAAATGGAACTGATTCTTTTTCGTTTAAAGTTCTTAATGAGATAAGAAATCAGGCATTTCATTACTCATATAAGAAACCAGATTTAGATAATATCTCCAAGATAGTTGAGGAATTAAAAAATGATCAATTAACAATAAAGATATCTAATGAGGGTCAGACCTGCTATTCTATGGATGTAATATTTATAAACTATATGAATAAAGTTTGGAAAGAATATGTGGGAGATGATATTAATAATGAATCCACACAAATTAGATGTTTGTTTAATAAAATAAAGGAAATAACTATATTAACAGCAAATTTGTTTAATTTAATTATAATCGGATATTTTTCAACCTTTACTAATTTTGAAGAAACCTGGGCAGATAGTTCAATTAAACTAACTAATTTATGGAGAAATTCAACTATTAATTTTGATGATAATTTCAAAAATATATCTGATTTAGACAGTGAAATTTTAGATGGTAGTGGATTATATTGTATAAGATTAAAGGAAAATTCAAGCCTACCTGAAAGATATCAAAATATCCTTGATAAAAGAGAATTTAAGTATCTCTATATTGGTAAGGCAACTACTACCTTAAGGAGTCGTTTGAATGAAGAACTTGAACACCTTGGACCAGGAACTTTTTTTAGAAGCATTGGTTGTGTGCTAGGCTTTACACCAATGCCAGGACATTTGGCAGGACTGGCTAACCAGAACAATTACAGATTTTCCGATGATGATAAGATGAGGATAATAGATTGGCTGAATGATAATATTGAAGTCAGCATAGTGAAATACGAAGGTGATTTTAATATTGAAGCTGAGTTGATTGAAAAATACTGTCCACTATTAAATAGTACTCATAATCCTAAAAAACTACAAGAACTCAAAGACGACAGGCGAGAATGCAGAAGAATAGCAAGAGGAGAATTAAATATTTTGTAACGCATTAATCAAAAACAAATTGTAGGCACTCTTAAATAAGGGTGTCTTTTTTATGCTCAAAAACAAGGAGATGGAAGCATGGCAGACAATTTTGGACTCAAGATTGGTGTTGAAGGAGAACGGGAGTTCAAGAAAGCTTTAAGTGATATAAATCAGAGTTTCAAGTTTCTTGGTTCTGAAATGAATTTAGTATCATCTCAGTTTGATAAGCAGGACAAATCAATACAAGCTTTGACCGCAAGAAACAATGTTCTTAACAAAGAGATTGATGCACAAAAAGATAAAATAAACACTCTTGAATCAGCCTTGAAGAATGCCTCCGAGAGCTTTGGTGAAAATGACCGAAGAACTAAAAACTGGGCTATCCAGCTTAATAATGCGAAAGCAGAACTTAATGGCATGGAAAAAGAACTGCAAGAGTCTGCAACCGACGCTAAAGAGCTTGGAAATGAGTTAGAAAAAACAGGAAAATCTGCCGA